CATAGATCAGCTACGTCAGGAGCTTGCTTCTGATGAAGGCTGTAAATACGAAATATATTTGGACCACTTAAATCTGCCTACGTTTGGCATAGGTCACCTGATTAAAAAGTCTGACCCTGAGTACGGCAAACCTGTCGGCACAGTCATCGAGCAAGAGCGGGTAGACAATGTGTTTAAGTTAGACATTGCCGTCACCCTTGAAGATTGTCACCGCCTATACCCAGACTGGGATGATTTGCCAAAAGAGTGTCAGCTTATTATTGCGAACATGATGTTCAACCTGGGATATCCGCGCCTGTCAAAATTTAAAGGCATGAAGGCTGGAGTAGACGCAAGAGAGTTTAACTCCGCAGCGGACGAGATGGTCGATTCCAAGTGGTATACGCAAGTCCCAAACCGCGCACGGCGTTTAGTTTCGCGCATGAGAGCATTGGCAGATGATTCCGAAAGTTAGTGCACCAACAAGGCCAGTGCCAATGAAAAAACACTGTCGCCGTTGCCCGCGTTGTAGCGAGCCACTAAAGACAGTGTATGTGCATGGTCATACGCAGTGCGTTAATTGTGATTGTATCATTGACGATTGTTGTCAAGGAGAAACCTGTCAGGCCGCTCCAGAATCATCATAATCACAACGCCATGCAATTGGCTTGTAAGGAAACTCATAATCTTTAAAGATTAAAATAGACTCCTTCTTTATTTCTTTTGTGCGCTTTTTACAAATTGACATGTTATTATATGGCCCCCAATTATCTTTTAACTCAAAGCAATGACCATCATGCCCCTGTCCTAAAACAGCGCACACAACCACAATAGCTGTATACATTTAATTTTCCAATTCTACCAAAATTTCTAACTCATTATGTCTGGGAGTAAGCATTTCTAGTTTGCAAACAGGACAAATCATAGAATCCTCTTCTAACCCGTCAGACTTAAAATTCATTTTGCTCTCACATTTAGGGCAAAGTCCATTTGATATAAACTTAGCCATAGTTCCGTCACCTTCTTGCATCATAGGATGTCTTCCTAGAAAGTTGCTCTATATAAATATTTAGGTCATACTATATGAACATTGTCAAGAAATAAATTTCACACTTTCCAACGGGGGGAAGATGCTGAACAATTTCGAAGCTGGTAAGCTTGGCGAACATATATGTATGACCCACCTTATGAAATTAGGTTACTCATGTCAGATTATTAATCTTGATACAGTTGATATCGTAATTAATTATCAAGAAACTTTTCTGCGGATTCAGGTCAAGTCAAGTATATTAAAGGGTAGAGGCAGTGGCATGACGCGCCACATGGGGTATCAATTTGCCACATCTCACAGTGGCAAAAAAAAACCTTTAACAAAAGAACATTGCGACATAGTAGCGTTTGTTGCCATTGAGCCAGAAAGAGTTTTTTTTAAGCCCATAGAATGTTTAAAAGGTCAAGTCACAAAACGCATATCACCAATAAAGTTTAACAAAGATGATTTGGAGCGGCGGTCTTTGCAATATTGTTTAGACCGCCTTTTTTTGTCCAACTGAAGCTATCCCTCCTATAGAGGAGTTTTCACCGTATTTTTCTTGATACGCTTTACTAACAAGAAAACCTATTTGTTGTCTGATATTACGGTGCTCATCCTCCGACATTTTCTTTAATTTATTATATGTTTTCATATCAACACCAATTGATTTATGATTTATTGCAGGCATGACTTACTCCAATGAAAGGGCAACAAACAATGCCATATCCTAACAGATTTTATGGTAAACGCAACAAATTCGGCGCCAAAAAAACAGAGTTCATGGGGATGAAGTTTGATAGCAAGTGGGAGGCAGAGCGTTACGGTCAATTATGGAAAATGCAAGAGAATGAGAAGATAAGAGACTTAGACAGGCAAGTGCGGTTTAATATTGTTATTAATGAACAAAAAATATGCTCTTACATAGCCGACTACACTTATTACAAGCCCAATGAAGATGGTGTAGATGAATTTATTGTAGAAGACGCAAAGGGCGTAGAAACTGATGTTTTCCGCTTAAAAAAGAAACTTATGCTAGCAGTAAACAATATTGATATAAAAATTTCTAAAAAATAATACTTGCAATGTAGAAAAAGATTTCCTAGATTGTTTCTAACGACAACATTTATGGAGGTCAAAATGACAGATATGTTATCTGTATCATCCTCTTCACTGTCTGAGCTTGATATCTTTAAGAAAGAACTTGAGCAGACAATTTTAGAGGCGCAAGAAAAGGTTAAGCTCATTAAGAGCGAAATCGAGTCAAGGTATCTTGAGAGGGCTCAAGACAAGCTACGTCAAGAGGGCAAGGACTTCGGCAGCGTTACCGTTAATGATAATGGTTACAAGGTCAAAGTTAATCTTCGTAAGCGCGTAGAATGGGAACCCGGTATTCTCGTTAAAGTGCTGAATAGCATGGATGAAGATACCGCCCGTCACTATGTAGACGTTAAATACACTATTCCAGAAGCAAAATTTAATGCGGCACCGCCAGAGATTAAGGGCGTTCTGAGCGAGGCTCGTACTGTACATTTGCAAGGTGTAAGTGTGGATTTAGAGAGGGATGATAATGCTTAATATCATTACAGCAGAGCAAAGGCTCAAAGAAAAGAAAGGCCACAAAATGGTTGTTTGTGGTCAATCAGGGGTAGGCAAGACTTCTCTTGCTCGTACCCTTGACCCATCCAAAACCCTGTTCATGGATTTAGAAGCGGGTGATGCGGCTATCGAAGGTGTAGCTATTGATGTTATCCGTCCGCGAACGTGGCAAGAGTGCCGCGACTTTGCGGTTTTCTTGGGCGGGGCAAACCCATCGTTAGGTGAAGAAGCTACATATAGTCAGGCACATTATGAATATGTATGCCAGACATATGGCGACCCAGTAGAGATATTGTCTAAATATGACACTATCTTTGTTGACTCTATTACAGTAGCTGGACGTTTGTGTTTTACGCACTGCCAGAACCAGCCTGAGTGTAAATCAGAAAGAACTGGCAAGCTAGACACTCGCGCCGCATATGGTATGCAGGGCAGGGAAATGATGGGGTGGCTATCGCACCTTCAACATATTCGTGACAAGAATGTTATTTTTGTTGGCATTCTTGACGAAAAAGTTGATGATTATGGGCGGCAGACTTATGAGTTGCAAATTGAAGGCGCTAAAACAGGTCGTGAATTGCCCGGAATTGTTGACGAAGTTATCACGATGGCAATCATGCCTGATGATAGCGGAGCGCCTTATCGCGCTTTTGTTTGTCAGACACTGAACCAGTGGGGATACCCTGCCAAGGACAGGTCTGGTAGACTAGACCTTCTAGAAGAACCACACTTAGGAAGGCTTCTAGAAAAAATGTCAGGCGGCAAGCCTCAAGCTGAACGCCCGATGAATTTTGTAAACCCAAGTGAAATTAAAGTAGAGGACGAAACCAATGCTTAATCTAAACGAAGTACCCGTATCAAGCGGAAGCAATGAGCCATTAACACTTATTCCTGATGGCACCATTGTCAGAGGCGTCTTGATGTTTCAAGGCGGCGACCAAATGATGCCTGAGTTTTCTCAGAGCGCCATGTTCTTTAAAAAGTCAGCGCATACCAGCGCAGTATGGATGCCAATCGAAATGACTATTGTTGGAGGTCAATACGACAAGCGTAAGGTCTGGCAGAATATTTTTGTTCATGGCGATGCTATTGACGAATCTACTGGCGTATCAAAGGCTCGTATGATTGGCCTTGATACAATCAGGAAGATTGTCAACAGTGGTCACAATCTAAACGCAAACGACATGTCACCAGAAGCACAGGCCAAACGTCAAATCAATGGCGTTGAGGATTTGCAGGGCTTGGAAGTTTGTTTTGTGGTTGGTATCGAGAAATCGAATGACCCACAGTATGCAGACAAGAATAGAATTAAAACTTTCTTGTCACCAGACAGTAAGGACTTTGTTGCACCAAATGGCTCTGGAGGCGCCTCTGCGGGCTCACCATTGTCACCTATGCCACCGCAGGTGCAACAGGCCATGAATGCGCAGATGCCAGCCCAACAGGCTCAGAGCGGCGTTACGCCAGCTTGGGCACAGAAATAGTCGGTACTGTAGTTCAAGTATCTTGAGCAGGTATTGATTAGGGAAGAGCCCATAGTTCCTGGTGCGTACTAGGGCACAAAAAACGGGGGCTCGGCTCTTCCCGACAACAATTTAAAGGCATACTAACGGCATCCATAAATGGTCGTTAGCTGGTTT